TTCTCCTGCGCGCATCCGTTCACCAGGCAGTACCGCTTCCCCTCTACCCGCACCGTCTCACTCCTCCAGCTCAACCTTCCACACAACGCACACACATACTGCCGCTCGCCCCTCATACCCCTACGAGGCACATACTGCACCTCATACAGATTGTGAGACTTGCCCTCAGAGTCAAGGGCCGTCCCCACCACCTTATACATTTCAGGCTGTTTTGCCGCTATGTCTTCCATAGAAAAAGAGGGGTGAGCAGAACCCACCCCTCCCCTCCGTTAGGCCGGGAATGCTCCGTACACAGGTTTGTACGGGTTGCAGAATGCTCCAAACCGTGCCCACACTCGATACAGGCGGTTAGCGGTCTTGAAGTCCTCCCCACTCTCCAGGATCACCCGGCGCTTCCACATGAGGGTCATCTCATGGGCGCTCGATAGGGCAAACCAGTTATCCGGATCGTTGAGGTAGCGGCTCACGTGAATCTTCCACGCTCCCACATACCCATTCGCCGGATTGGTGGTCATGTCATTCCCGCTCAGGTCAGGAGAGTTGGCCGCCGTGGAGGTAATTCCTCCCTCCTGCTTTGCAAGTCGCATAGCCACCCACCGCAACTGGCTTGGCACGACCAGGAGATCCAACTTTAGGTCTGCAATGGGGTTTCCTGCCTCATCCACCAAGTTGTCAAAGTACTCGAAGGCTGCCTGTAGGGCCGTTTCACTCAGCGCCGCATTGGTCACATTCGAGATGATCGTTCCACTCTTCAGGGTGGTGTGGTTGTTCGCAAAGATCGGCTTTCCATCCCAAGCGTACTGGTTCGTGTTCCCCAAGTTGAACAACTTGAAGAACTCCATCTCGATCTTGGTGTTCATGGCGATCGCCAGGGTCTTCGCCACTTTCTCCAACTTCCCGTGTACATCGTCCTCACGGGCGATGAGGGTCAGCTGGTAGCCCAACCCATACTGGGTGAACGATCGGGAGACCTGGTTACCCTCCACGGGGAGGTCGAAGGGAACGGCCGATCCTTCAGGCACTTCCTGCGCAGGCCCCAGCCCCGAAATCTCTGCTTCTGTATAGGTCTTTCCCGCAGGGGCGTCCTTGATTTTTGCAATCTTGGTGTATTCCGGATCCCGTGCGGCATACTCATTGAGGAACATCCGCAGAATGTTCCGATCGAACTGTTTGCTATAGGCATAGCTTGCGGTTACTGCCATACTCTACCTCCTTACACCGCACCGATGAACCGTACCAAGCATCGCTTGGTCGTCGCATGCACCACTTCCAGAAGCCGTGCCACCTGCTTCCCCGTTGCCGAATCCGTCACTAAGGTCTGCTCACCAGAAGTCACATCAATCTCCAGTAACGACCCCACGTTCGGCACCGTCCCGCTCAGGGTAACCTCCCACATGTCATCCGGCATAAGGGGGGCTACCAGCACCTCCGCACCCGAGGCCGCCTCATGCAGCGCAATCCCTGCCAGGGTAGTGGGAGCTGCTGCATCCCCTGCTCCAACCACCGTACCCGAAGAAAAGGCCAAGATGTCGCCCTTTACGATCGTACCCCCTGCGGTAAACTTCAGGGGCATCGGCTGATTGGGCGCTTTCAGGCTCTTTCTCCATATCGCTTGTACTGCCATACTGTCCTCCTACTATTCTTGGGTACTCTTTTCTGAGTCCCAAATGGGAGTGAACTGTACTCCAGCCCCCACACCCCTGGATCGTTCACTGCTCTCCATCGATAGCACCTCACGAGGGTTAGCACCTGCTAACTCCGCTGAGGCTGTATCAATTCCCCTCACCTTCGCCTCATAGGCTTCCACCTTCTTCCGTTGGATCTGCTGCCACTTCTCCCGAGGCATCTTCATCAGGATCAACTCCTCTTCCCCCTTCTTCCCAATTCGATGCACCCGACCGTCTCGAGAGTGCAAGGTCTTTTCCATTCCTCCCTGGACAGGCACCCACCCTTGGGTCATCTTCTCATACACCCGATCGGGTGTCGCCCACCAGTACACACAGTTCTTGTCCCTGCCCTCGATGTGTAGCCGTGCGATAGCCGAGCCTCGGTTTGGTCCAAACTCAATCCCCTGCACAATCTCCAGGAGGGGATCCTTCCCCGCACCCTGTATCTCCTCCCAAATTTCCCTTGCTACCAGGTAGCGATCCCGATTCCACTTACTCAACTTCACCAGGTCCTCATCCTGTAGCTTCACAAACCCATCGGAAGACGTGTCAAAGACCAGGGTTGCCCCCTCTTTATCCAATTCTACTATTTTCTCCACTGTCGTGTCAACTGCCCGCACGACCACCTTTTTCCCTTGCAAGGACTTCCCTACGCTCTTTTCTCCCGTAGCCATCCTATTCCTCCTTTAGCATCCGGTACATCAAGGGATCAATCCCCCGTGCCTTCAGTAACTCATACTCCTTCGGAGTAATCTTCACCACCTTCTTCCCTGGCTTGCCCAACGGCACATCCTTCTGATCGGGCACAGCCCCCTTAGGGGGAGGTGCACTCTTCATCTGTTCCTCAATCACCTCCCGCAGGTGGTTTGCTGCCACCAGCTTACAGGCTTTCTCATACACATCCACCCCCGCAACCCCTGACCGCATCAGCTCCTGCACCCGATCCTCCACCTCTTTCCCCCACTTCTCCAGCACCATCGCATTCAGGGGGTCGGCCTTCGCCTGCATCTTAGAGGTTGCCACGATGGTCTGGGTCAGTTGCCCCACAATCTGCCCAAAGGCAGGGGCAATCTTCTCCCGTACCATCTTCTCCCCGTACTCCTCTAACGCTCGGGCAGGGTCCTGCATCACCAGCTCCTCAATCCGCTTCTTCCACGCTTCAGGATCCTCCTGCCGAGGTGGCTCGGGGACGGGGGTAGCCTGTACCCTCTTCACCTCTGCCAAGGACTCGGTGAGAGCCTTCAAGCTCTGTGCCACGTCTACCCCTTGCGCCCGCTGCTGCTCCAACGCCGCTAACTTCTGCTCCAGGCTCTTAATCGCCTCCTCATACGCCTTCTGGGGCTCAGGGGTAGGCTCTCCGCCCTCATCGCTCAGCACCACGTCTACCTCTTCGGTAGAAAACTCTTCAATCTTCGTCTCCATACTTCCTCCTCAATTTTTCAAGCTCCCTATCCAGGGAGACCTTCATTTCCTCCAACACCGCCAGGGCTCCCTGGTGGTACCGCACCTGCTCCCATTGGGTTCCCTTCAACACCAGCTGGAGCTCCCTGTCCCGCAGCTTGCCCCATACCTCCTGCAGGAACCACTGGTAGCCCCCCTCCTTGTACCATTCCCACACTCTCTCCATACATCCTCTCCATCATCGATTCTTTCATGATGTCCAGTAGATTCGCCTGGAACTCCAAATCCTTCACATAGGGCACATACGCACTGGAGTTCGTCTCCCCAAACATCTGCAAGGTCTGCTCCATCAGTTTCGTCCGTCCCACAAAATACTTGCTCACAAACGCCTTCACCTCTGGCAGCATCTGGGGGTTCATGAGAAGCGGCATCAACTGCAGGAGCTCCTTGTAATACATCGAGTATAGCTGGGTGAGCATCATGATACCGGTCCGCTTGGCATCCTCGCTCTTCTCCTCCTCGGTGGTTTTCACCTCGAACTTGAAGGCAAAGGGAATGTCCTCCACCTTCATCCCTCCCAGAACCCCTTCAATCAGGGGCATATCGGACGGCTCCGCCTCCGGCAGGAGGAACCTCTTCGCCCTCTCGTAGTTACACACCATCTGCATGAGCACCACCAGCCCCACTTCCCCAATCGCCCGTTCCATATCCTCAATCACCGAGGCCAGGATGGACTCTGTTCTCTGCGCCAGGAACATCATCCCACTGGCCGTTGATCGTGTCTTCGCAATGCTGTCCCCCAACCCCTGGAAAATATCATTCGCTCCTGTGTACTGGTTCAGGTCCTGCTTTGCCACATTCTCCCCAATCAGGGTAGACTGCGTGACATCGGGGAAGCTCACCACATGGATATCGGCCTTCGGCTCTGGGGTCTCCTTCACCAGGGCCGGTTGTATCCGAAACCTCTCCCCCAACCCCAGGCCCTCTCGCACAAACAGCATCTGGCAACTGGCCAGGAACGTAGAGTTCACCCGCATGTTCCTAAAGGTATCAATCTCCCGTTGCTGCTGCTCCCCCAGCCACCCTACCCCAATCCCGTACAGGGGCTCACTCTCCCCCGTATCCGAGATCAGTAGGTAGGGGAACTTCACAATGGGCCTTCTGCCCAACTCATTGAACTCTGCCCGTAGGATCGTCCCTGTGTCCAGGTGAAACCACACCAGAAGGTCTTCCTTTATTCCATTCCCGTCCACATCCCAAAACACATACACCCGATACACCTCATACTCTTCATTCTTATCTACCGCAGGCTCCAACCCCAACCTCTTAAACTCCTCCACCTCCCCCTCCGGTAGTTCGGTAATGGGAGTCTCAAACACCTTCTCCACATCTCGAAAAAACCCAATCCCTGCCTGCTGTTCTAAGGCATACCGGAACCACCGCTCCCGAATTGCCACCCAGGGGGCCGCCTGCAGGTCTCCCCAGTGCACCCGGGTAAACACATCCTCCAACTTGGGGGTCTTCACCACAGGCCCATCATACACAATCTTATCCACCTGCTCCTGGTTCCCCTCGGCCCCTGTCCGCTTAAACTGCCACCGCTTTGTCATCCAGGGGATCTCCACAAACTGGGTCCCCATACTCACTGTCTCATACACAATCTTGTTCAACTTCCGTACAAAATCTATGTGGAGGGGACTCTCCAGTAGCCGATTCAAAAACCTCGTGAGGGCGGCCGCCACAGGTTCCTGTTGGGGCCCCGAACCCCCTACGGTAATCAACGGCTTTCTCCTCTTCAGATACCTCTTCACATGGGCGTAGATCGCATTGGTGTTTGCCCCCACCGAAGGGGTAGCCAGGTTACTCGCTCCCTCCCAGGGGAAGTCCTTCGACTCCCGCTCCGGCCTACACAACCTCTGTCGCCTCCACGTATTCCACTTCTTTTCTAGCTCCGCACGCTCTCCCCCCTCCTTCACATCCGTAATTTCCTTCTGTAGGTACTCCACCAGGGCCTTGGCCACCTCCTCTGAGCTAAACACCCACCCTTCCTCGTAGAGCCCCTCACCCTTCCCCACAACCTTCTTTGCTTCCTCCATCACCTCACTCCATCCTGCCACATCCGACATCTTGACCCTCCTTCCT